TGTGGCTATACCAACACCTGTCGCGTCTGGGGTTTTCTTTAGAATAACTGAATATGTAAACTCAGTTACACTATCATTATTATGTGTAATCAAAGACTGCGATGCCATATTATCCTCTTAGACTTTTCTCTAACTCTAGAGTAATTTGTCTGGTAAATCGTTTATCAATAAGTTTGATATTTCTTTTTTGTTCGTTGAGTTCAAATTCTTTATCATAAGCATAAACGGGAACTAGCCATCCGTCGAGGTCATCTCCCTCAAAAACGAGGTTAAATGTATCAAGAGAATATCGTTCATCAGATACGTTATCGGCATATTCAACAACTAAAGTTTGCGCTGCAAGAATAGAATTATATTTGCTTATGATGAATTGTTGAAACTCTTCGTCGCTTAAAATCCAATCAAAATATGGATCAATCATTTGATTAGAAATCATAACCAACCAAGTATAGTCAACAGATCCATAATAGTTATATGCCACCATGGAAGGCTTTTCGCCATCTTTAACTTCATATGTGTAAAATATTGATTGTCCTAGAAATAATTCTTTGATAATATTGGTCTTGAGCATGATGTTTCTAAGAGCAACGCCATTATACTCTACTAAAGGAAAATTGCTAAAATATTGCTTTGCCATTTAATTATCTCACGGTCTTAGAGGTAGAGGTGGTATTTGTTTGTTTGCTTTTGGTATCAATACATCAACTTCTGTTTTTATAAGATTCATATCGACTTCCAACTTGTCTATTTCATTATTTATTTTTGGTAATCTATTTCGAAATGGAGCATATGATTCTGCTTCTTCTCGTTCTTTCACCAACTTATTTCTTTGTATATCTTTTGCTTTCCAAACAGCAGCCTGTTGGGATATCTGTTTTGCAATTCCTGCTTGTTCTGTGGAAACAGATGTTTCAACAGCTTTATCTGACTGAGATGCATCTTGCGGAGATGCATCTTGCGGAGATTCAAACATTCCAGTTTGTGTCGGTGTCATCGATGGTTTACCGAAGTTCAAAATAACTTCTTTATTCAGAGGGAATATTTCCTTAAACGTAATAGAAAGTTCAACTGTTTCTGGTGCACCATTTTGAAAAAATACATTAAATCCGTTTGGAGCATGGTTGACTTCTATGTTGGATATGACAGATCGAGAAAATGCATACAAATACTCAGTACCCAAGAAAGCTATATTAAATTCGTGCGGTAGATCTAACAACAAGTCTTTTGGTTGTGGTAATGCATAATATCTCAGTAGATTTATAATTTCGCGCAATTTTTCTGATTCGACTTGAGATTTTGGTTGTAACATCCAAGTAAATGTAAATGATCTGGGCTCAACATTTTCGAAGATGTTTGCCGAAAATGGATTGGGGATATCACCAAAAAATGCAGTGCCAACACCTTTTGGTAAAACTTGTTGTAACACAGAGCGAAGAGCATAACTGCCGCCAGCTTCCGCTAATCCCGACAAAGAACCACCATTTCCCATTCTGTCTGCTGCTTCAGAACCAAGTGTATAACCAGCTATCGCACCGCCAAGATCTTCTACGCTGTAATTGACGCTAAGTTGATCTCTAGGAATCTGCACTGGCAATGGCAAACAAATATATGCACTTGTTTTGATAGATTCCGCGCTAATAAGTTTGGCTTGAAATTCATTGAGTTTCACACCCAGCTCGTTGACTTGATTTTCTAGTCTGGCTTGTTCTGCTTTTTCCGCTTTTTCTTTCGCGGCAGCGTCATTGGTGGGAACATCTTTTGTTGCTTCTGTTGATCCACCGCCGATTAATTCTCTTATGCTAGAACTGAATTTTTGAAAAGATGTCTTTACAGGTTGGATGAGAAAACTATATCCTACTTGTTCTCCTTCTTCCAAGAAAGTATAAGATTTGGCAGTCTGGGTTTCGCTTTTTTTCTTGGCTATGTCCTGCTCGGTCTTCGTACTGGTCATATAAATACCTTGTTGATTATACTCTTTATTTAGGCGATAAAATGGCATGGAAAGGAAGATACACGGTCAAGAACCCAGCTAAATATAAGGGTGACCCGACTAAGGTTATTTATAGGTCAAGTCTGGAACTGAAGTTTATGAACTTTCTTGATACGCATTCTGATGTTCTTGAATGGAATTCCGAAGAAGTTGTAGTGCCATATCGCTGTGTTACAGATAATAAGATGCATCGATACTTTGTAGACTTCTGGTTTAAGAAAAGAACGCCAGATGGTAAAATAGAAAGTATCCTCGTTGAGATTAAGCCATTGGCTCAGACTCGCGAACCCAAGAAACAGCAAAGAAGAACCAGACGCTATATTAACGAAGTTATGACTTGGGGCAAGAATCAGTCGAAGTGGAAAGCTGCGGAAGAGTATTGTAAAGATCGCGGTTGGAAGTTTCAAATTATTACAGAGAAGGAATTAAACGGTTAATGTCAGCATATATTTACACAAGGTTGGTTAAAGACGCTACGAAAGCTGGTGTTGATATTTCGCAACATACCAAAAAAGCAGTTACGTGGTTAAGATCGAAATATTCTGAGATTGGTAAAAATGCAGTAGTTCCTTCTAAGTTTATTAATGAAACTGAAAGCAAAAGAAGACGTGTAAAGATGGGCAGAATGTATATGTTTCTGTACGACCCAAAGGGAAAGAAAGAACTTCCTTACTACGATCGCTTTCCACTAATCTTTCCTGTTCAGTTTGCTCAAGACGGATTCTATGGTCTAAACCTACACTATCTGCCACCAATTCTTAGAGCGAAATTACTTGATGCCCTATACGAATTGCGAGTTAATACTGAAAAGAAAGACGAAACCACAAGGCTTCGTTTGACATATAATCTATTAGCAGGAGCATCTCGTTTTAGATTATTTGCTCCATGTTTCAAGCATTATCTATACGAACACACTCGTTCTGCGTTTATCTATGTTCCACCAGATCAATGGGATATGACTGTGTTTCTACCGACAGAACAATTCAAGAAAGCTACCAAAGAAAAAGTTTGGAAAGATAGTAGGAGCAAAGTATAATGGCAGAAAAAACTAACCAAACTAATCGTTTTAGTATTAATCATTTTGTAACCAATTTCTTACAAGCTGGTTTAATACAGCCTTCTAACTTTTACGTCAAGTTCACACCGCCGAAATCACTTAGTGGCGATTTCACAGAAGTGGCTATGCTATGCGCAGCGACAACACTTCCTGGAAGAAGAATTACAACAAGCGAAAATCGACCATACGGTTATGGTCAACAAGTAAGACGACCATATGACGTATTGTATGATGAAATTGAATTGACGTTTTATATTGATTCCAAAAATGCACTAGCGTTAAGTCTATTTGACAAATGGTTATCGTTGTTGGTAAAAACAGATAGATTGTTCCCTGTAAACAAACAGTTCGTCGGTTACAAAAGCGATTATGTATGCCCTGAGCTAAAAATCTATGTGATGAATCAGCTGGTCGGAACAGAAAATCCAGAGGATGCTGATTCGTCAAACGAACAAAATTCTATGGCAATAATCGAATGCGAACTAGTTGACGCATACCCAATTCAAATTAGTCCAGTTCAATTAGATTGGGGTAGTGGAGATGAGTTCGCTCGTCTCAACGTTATATTCGCATATAGAACAACTGAATATAGATTTGGTAAACTAAATCTAGAACCGAATCCAGTAGATGGAAAATACTACAATGCTCCTTCGCCATACGATACCGAAACTACGGTCGATCAAGAGGCAAAAGACAACGCAGATTTCTTAACCAGCTTGGCGAACTTTATTGGTTCTGTCGCTGATACAGCTCAGAAGATTAACCAGTTCAAGACAAACCTCACTATTCTGAAGCGCGCAGACGGCATTCTTAACACCACCAGCTCGCTGCTCCCATTCTTGGGTAATAATAGAACTGCAACTGATACTATAAATAATGTTAATAAGATTATCTCAGGAACAAGATTTACCAAACAAAATCTGAATAATATTAGAAAATTCCCTTAATGAATGATTGACTGATTGGAGAAATACAATGGCTTTACCCAAAATTAAACAACCTATTTTTGAACTTGAGATTCCATCGACAGGTAAGAAAATTCGTTATAGACCATTTACCGTAGCTGAAGAAAAGATTCTGCTCGTCACTAAAGAAAGCGACGATGTAAAAGATATAGTAAATGCATACAAAGCAATCGTAAATAACTGTTGCTTAGACAGCGTCGATGTTGATAAGTTATGCTCGTTCGACCTAGAATATTTCTTTTTGAATATTAGAGCCAAGTCTGTTTCTAATATTGTTGCGGCTAGAATTAAAGATGAAGAAGATGGTCAAACATATGAAGTCGAAATCGATCTTGATAAACTAATCGTATCAAAAATCAAAACAGAAAGATTAATAAAATTAACAGAAGATATTTCGGTTTTGATGAACTATCCTACATTTGACATTATAGCTAAAGTAGGAAAGATGGATGAAAGTAGTCAAATGCTTAGCACTATGATTGCTTGTATCGAACAGATCTATCAAGGCGAAGAAG